AGGCTTATTAGAAATCCTTGCAAGGTGGTTTGCTTCAATCTTGCGGATTTGTTTTCTGGCAGCTTCCAGAAGTTTAGCAAAGCCAAAGGTATTTTGTTGGGGTGCAGGTGCTGGGGTTGGATCAGGTGTGGGTGGGGTAATCTTCAGACCTGAGAAGATTGCATCTAAAACAACTTGATCCAAAAATGGGAATGATGCTAGGGCAATAGCCTTGGCTGATTCCATCGGGATCAAACCTTCTCCAACCTTGGCCACCAGATCCACTAACGATGTGATCTGTGCGCCATTCAAAGCTGTTGCTGCAACATCTGCGGTGGGTGGTGCTATTGGTGCTAATGCTGTTGGGTCTTGTGGACTGGTAGGCAATTGCCCCTGCATCTTTGCTGCATCCACTGCCACCTGAGATTGACCAGGGCCAAAGGCAGGGTCCATGTTCTTTGGGATCATGTACCCATCAAGTCCTGATATGCTTGGGAGATTCTCAAGTGCCCTAACATCATTACGGCTAAGCCAGCCCCAGTTCAAAGCCTGAGCATAGAAAGATGATCTACCTGCGGTGTCACCCCTAAGTAATGCATCTTGATTATGCTCTGCATAAAGCTGGTCCAGCGAGCTTATCAACTTGAAGTTAATTTCCTGTTCCCATCGGATTAGCCATGGTCTCAAAGTTTCCTGAAGGAATGCTAAATTATCTTGTTCCAGACTGCTGTAAGTTCCTGCCCCTGCACCAATCTTGGATGCTGGAATCTTGAACCACCTAGCCACCTCTTGAAGTTGAAACTGCCTAGAGGCTATCCACTGGGCATCATCGGGTGGGGTGCCGATTGTTTGATAGGTTACACCATTCTGCAGGATAGCTACTCGATGTGCATTCTTGACTGTCGCATGCATATCCTCCCATGATTTCCTCATGTTCTGGATAGCTTCTGAATTAAGCTTGCCAGGAACGCTGATGACCCCAGCAGGTTTTCCACCTTGACCAAAGAAGGTTGATCCGAATTCTTCTACAGCCATTCCAAGACCGATTGAATTTTTAGCCTGGGCAATTACGCTATACCCTTTCACACCGTCAAAGCTCAAGCCCTTGATGTGCAAAATCTCTGAGGGTAAAAAGATCACTGATCCGTATTTGTAAAACAGTTCCCCATTTTCATCTCGCACAGGTTCAACCTGTGAAGGATCGAGTGGCCAGAGTTGTTGTACCCTGCCAGAGTTTTTATCTCTGACGATTTCTGCATAGCCATTACCCCATACCAAAGCATGACCCATGAGGGTTTCACGAAAAGTTAATGCAGACATTTCTGGGTTTGGTTGATCGTGCAGGATTCTATAAATAGGATGATCATTAGCCTTTGATCTTGAACCATCATGACCCCTGCGGAATACTTGCAATGGCAGACTGGCTACACCTTCAGAGATAGCCCGAACTGCTGCCCACACTGCGGAATAAGTCATCGATGATGCCTGATTAACATTCTGGCCAGTGGTAGAAATGCCTGTGTAGGTCCATGATCCAGAGTCGGTGACCAAACTATAGCCAGCTAATTTGTTGATGGTGTTTGCAAATAAAGATCGTAGGGATTTTAATGGCATGATTTACAGGAATTCAATCCCTGCTCCTGTTGGGTTTTCGGTGCTTTCGTTCTGCGCTGTCACCATCCATCGACCTACCGCCATAACTCCAGCTATAATTCCATCTATCTTGTCACGAGATTTCTTTTTAGACAACTTGTAGTTATTGTTATCGTCTAGGCTGCAAGCAATGTTCCCTAGATTCCATCTTAAAACAGGGTTTCCAGCATGTGCCACCTGCTTAGTCAGGATGAATTCTTCTAGTTTTTTGGTGGGTGGTGATAGGTTCACAGGTGTTTGGCCAAACTTCACCATCTCGAAATGATCTGAAAGTTCATGAACGATCTGATCAGCATGCCATGGATCGAAAGCGATTTCCAAAATCTTGTACTTTTCCCCCAGTTCCATGATGCCTCTTTTGATCTGTCGATAGTCGATCCGGTTTCCTTCGGTCTCGTTGATGAAACCCTGCTTGACCCATGGTCCAATCCTTTGACGATTCAATTTCTCCCGCAGTTTGTTTGCTTCACTCGGTGCCCAAAAGATCGGCAGCATGAAGTGTGGTTCATCCTCATAGGTACTCGGAAAAAATAAAGTGAGCGCAGTTAAATCCATAGTGGCTGAGAGATCCAGTCCAGCATAACATTCCCTTCCAATCAGATCGGGCATAGGCACCTGACACTCATCCCACTTCAAAGGACTGATCCACCTGACATCAGTTTCCACCCACTGGTTCAGATGATCTCTGCGAAAGCTCGCTTCCTTGGCTGGGTTATCTTTACATTCCTGCACCTGTTGAAAAAAATATTCGGGCTTCACGGTGATCCCATAGCCTGGGTTGGCCTTGCGCCATGTTTCCTCTTGGGTCCAGTCATCATCGAGATCCGCAGCATAGATCTTCGCATAGAAAGCTTTGTTTTTAATCGTTCCATCCATCCACCTCTGAGCGTAGGTGTGCATCTCATGACAGAATGATGTTCTATCACTGCCAGCAGTCGTGATCATTACCACCAAAGGTTGCCGTCTGGATAGCGTTGAGGTCAGCAAAGTATCATAAAGATCGCGCGATTTCTGGGTGTGCAATTCATCGATGATGATTCCATGGGCATTAGCTCCATGTGCTGTGTAAGCATCGGCACTGATTGACTTGTAAATGCTTTTAGTCTGAGGATAAATGATCGTTTGCTTATAGGGTTCCAGCTTATTCTTTAATGCTGGGCATCCTTCCACCATGTTTTTAGCACTGTCAAAACAGATGTGGGCTTGTTCTCGGCTAGCTGCTGCGGAATATATTTCTGCACCAGGCTCGCCTTCGATCAGTAACCACAATGCAATGGCACTTGCCAAAGTTGTTTTGCCAGATTTTCTGGGCACCTCGAGGTAAACCTGCCTGATAACTCGGTTACCATGCTTGTCCACATTCCCGAATACTTCTCTTAAGATTTCTTTCTGCCATCCCTGCAGCTTAAATCCCTTCCCTGCCCACTCCCCTTTATGATGCCGTAATGCTCTTTCAATAAAGGGAATTATCATGGGATCGGGTTTACTCATCAGCCTCCTTGTCATCTACTCCACAGATTTCACTCAGCCAGTTTTTTTCCTGCACCTGTGGATCTGCCACTAACTTAACTCTGGCCAGTGGTGATAAGCCCAGGCATTTTCCCATGGCTAGCATGCGTGATGAAAGTGCGGTGAACTGATCCACTGCTGGATGACTTTTCACACTGCCACCTGCAGTCTCGATGAAACCTTCTGTCTCATTTATTTTGTGCTGGCATCTCACCACCTGAGAATACAAGGCGCAGTAGTTAGCAATCAGATCTGAATCCACTGGTGATAAAATTGCCATCGGCTTTAATCCGTTCATCAGTTCAAGCCATTTCTTTTTTCCAACTTTATCTAACCAGTCGGGCATCACTGGGTCAGTGACTTTCCATTCAACAGGGTTTGGATTAATTGTGCCTGGTCTCGGATCAGCTTTTTGAGATATCAAGACTCTTTTAATTGGCTTTTTTCCTCGTTTCATACATATCCTTTCAAAATCGGTTAAAAAATCGGTTCAAAATCGTGCGACTTTACGAGAGGGTACTTCTGTACACCTGTCGGAATTCTCGACCCCCCCCCTACCCTGTCAATCTGTCATGTTGATTTTCAGGGCTTTTTCTTCCTAACTATCTTTTTTTCCCATGTTTCATGCCATGTCTTGCTGTTGTGGCATGATGCGCACATAGGCTGAAGGTTCAGTCTGTCATTGCTGCCACCATCCTTGAGGGGCTTGATATGATCCACTACTGTGGCAGGTGATAAGCACTTAACGCACACAGGATCTTCCCTGAGTACTGCCAATCGGATCTTTGACCAGGTGTGGTCATACCCTCGATGTCTGCGGTCAGGTCTGGATGGGTGCTGTTTCTTTTTCTTCCCATTCCCTTCTGGGTTGTGTGGCTTAGGATCCCAAGGCATCAGGCAGCTCCAATCGTCAGATGGCATTCTGCGGGTCTACCATCCCCAGGCTGATAGGTTACAACCAATCGGGTGATGTGTTGACAGTTATCCTCTTTGATTAAATGGATGTGCTGCAACAGATCAAGCACTGGCTTCCAGATGTTGTCCAAATCTCTATCCTTGCGCCAGCCCTGACCACCAATGATCAGCATGGTGACCGCATAGGGTGGGCTGATTGGCTTGCCCTGCTTGGTTGCCAATGCCATGAGTTCAGCAGCGTGGTGCCAGTCGATGTATTTCTTGGACCTATACACCTGACCTCGCCTAGTAGCTCGGAATATGTGGTTAGCCGATGGTGGAATGGGTAGCTGCAATTTCATACCTCATCCTGTGCATGGGTTGGGCTTTCTGCAAATTGTAGTTGTTGGTTGCCTGCTAACTCTGGCCACTTCAAAACATCAATGGGTGTGAGCTTATCGGCTGATACTAGGTAGTTGAGATAATGGAATTCAACGATAGATCCATGCACTCTGGCACTACTGCCCCTGATGCAGCCCAGCACCTTCACTGCTAAGAGTTCTGGCTTCTTGGGTTCATCCACTGCAGCGATTGCTAAGATGTAAATGGTTTCGGGTTTGATTAGCTTTGCTTGAATCAGAAGGTTGGGAACTTTCCCACCGATCATGTCTGCACATTTGATGTCCAGCCCTGGCAGATCATTGCCACCATCTCCCCTGTGTGATTTCTGTTGCAGTCCTTGCGCTATCCAAAACCTATGCAGATCACCATAGAGGATCCGATGGATGGCAGCTTCACCTGCCAGCCCAATGAACTGCATGTAGTGCTGTTCCTCATCGGGTGTGAGGTTGTAGGATGCGAGCTTGGGAGTCTTGGTGTTAGGCCATCGATGTGATCTGAACCACTCAGCCTTAGCACTGCCTGCCATCCAAAGCAGGGCAGTATCATTGTGATTAAATTGAACGGTGCTAAGCAAGATGGATTCCTTTTCCTGTTACGGGATCCATCCCTAAGCAGAGTCTAACCATAAGTCCGAACAGATGCATCAACAATCATTTTGGGTGGTGGTTCTGCAACTTGATTTTCTTTGAATCGTTTGGTGATGCGGTCAAGAATATCATCCAGTGGCTTGTTGCCATTGGGGTTTAGTTCGTTAATGGTTTTAGCCAGGTTGCGCTCACTCTCTTCACACTGCGCCATCTGTCGCATCCAGTCTGGATTCTTTAGCTCATAGATTTCCAAGGTCATGACGGATTTCTTTCCTTCACCTGATGCACTGGTTTTGAATGGTAGGGAGTTGATGCAGATGCAGCTCACCCAGCACTTTGATTTACTTGACCAGATCCCATTCTTAACATGGCTAAGGAAAGGCACCAGAACTAGACCAGTGCCACGACACATGGAACAATCAGCCATCTCATGTTTGGTAGTCCTGCGGTAGTTCTCCCTGCGGATCCGCAAAGCCTTTTCCAATTCGTGAATGGTTTCCTCTCGTTTGAATATTTTGACCCCTGTCAGATCCTTTGAAGCTGCAAGCAGTTCTTCAGGTCCATAACCCTCTGATGCAAAATAGACTGACCATGCGAGTAGCATTTTTAATTCCCTTTCGCCATCCCAGCCATAAAAAGTTGAATGAAACTGGATCCAATCGGGCCAGTCGAAATAAGGTTGGTTTGCATTGATGGTGATGTTCATGGTTGGTTCCTTTGTGGCATTTGGAATCCCCTGGGCATTGCTGATAAGGCTTCTTGAAGACTGGGCTTAGGTTTGCCATTGGTTTGGAATGGCTTGGATGGTTTGTCTGTTTGGTTTGCCATCCATCTGGATAGGAATGCTGGCATTCCCTTTGCCGTCTTTCTCTTAGCTGGGGTTGTCTCTGCCCAAAGCTTTGCCTTCTTAATCCAATCCAAAATAGGGGCATCTGGATATGCTTCTAGGATTTGATTAAAAAGCTTTTGAGTTAGTGACCATGTTTTGGGTTTTCCTACACATGGAAAGATCATTTCAGGTTGGTAAAGTTCAGGGGTGGTTGGCTCAGAGATGGGAACCAGCTCAGAGCAGGTGTCTACCTCTCCTCTACTCTCTCTCTCCTCTGTCTCTTCTCTCCTCTTCTCTTCTCTCTCTCTAGGCACTGTTTTGCACACATCTGCTTGCATGTTGCTAGCATCTGCTTGCATGTTGCTAGCATCGACTTCAACAATTTTGAATAAACCTTTATCCAGTAATGACTTAACACCTTTAAGGCACTCGGCATCAGATACCCTCAGGACCACTGCAATATCTTCAATGCTGTAGGGTATGTGTCCATCTGTATAGGTACTGGCTAAAATCCACAACATTGGGCAAAGTGATCTCCCAAAGACATCTAGGCGTAAGAATGCAGGGTCCATCAGGCACCCTCTGTGCAGTTTTATCCAGGGTGGATTCCTGTTCTTATAGTGTTGAAAGTTGGACCAGTTTTTAGGTACTAGGAATTGCATTACTGACCCTCTTCTTTTGAGATATTATGAACCCTTTTATGACAACCATTGCAAACACCAACCAGTTCCCAAAGAAACTCATTATAAATATGTGCATAGGTAAGGTGGTGGACATGCTCGGCTGGTTTACTTCTGCATCCTTCACACATGTAATTGCAACGGGCTAAGACTTTTAATCTCAATGCAAACCACTCAGAGCTATTCAAATAAGATTGATATTTTTCTTTTTGATCATTCTGGGATTTTAGAAAGGCATCCCTTCTTAATGAGTCGTATCTATCAATTGCTTTTTTATTTAATTTATCTCTTAAATTCCAAATAGGTTTTAAGAAACTATGGCTTAAGGTGCTATCAAAATCTTCAAGAAGATCTATGCAAACATTTCTAGGTAAGTTGATTCTCTTTATGGTTTGAACTGTTTCCCCACAGCGCAAACATTGCATTCTGAAACTTAAAGCTTTGTTGCTCGCAGTAAATTTTCTCAGCCTTTTTGATTGATGATCACAGTGTTCTAATTTCTTGCAAAAGTCATAGTTTTTCTGCTGTTCATCGGTCAGGTAGTTTGTCTTAGTAACTTCACATTCCATTTGTGACACTCTTTAGTTATGGGTGGGGTAATTCCCCCACCCTGTTATAAAAACCCATTGCAAAGTTTAACCAGCCGTGTCTCACTCCCAGGTAGGATGAGGTGGCCCAGTGCAATGGAGTTACTCCTTTAAACTGTTAGCAATAGCCAGATATGCTGCTGCATCTTCCAATGAATCCTGATGATGCCCTTTAGAAAGTCGCGCGATTTTTAACAGTGCCATCATGATGGCAACATCGTAGGGAGTGGTTTTGCAGTCGGTGTAGGTCTGCCAGTGCAATGCGATTTTAGCCAGGCTAATTGCTGGGGGTTCATACTCAGATGCTCGTTCCTTGATCAGGTCATAGCACCTCTCAAAAAATGCTGAAATGTTTTCGTGTTCATCATGCTGCAAAGGTGGGATGCGTTGGCTAGTCATTGTTTAGGCCTTTTAGTTTTTAATATCTGACGATTGGTTCGATACTTTGCTTCAATCCATCTCTGAACATAGGCATCTATGTGTGCTGATACTTCTTGAAGAAGCAATCGCCTAGAAGAATACCTGATGTCCAGATAGGTTTCTAAGGCTCTCTTAATCACCTTCATCTGTCGTTCTTTTAAAATGTCTGGTTCATCTTCCATCTGGTGCTGGATGTTTTGTTTGATCGCTGAGCCATCACCCTTCATAAAGGGTAAGAAAGTTTGCTGGTCTTTCATAGTGGTGCTGCCCCTTGGTTTTCATAGTTGGTTCCACCAGATGCCAAGAACTTTTCCAAGTCAGAAATCAGCCATCTTGGATTCCTTTTCCCCAAGGGAATTGGTTCAGGGAACTGGCCTTCATGAAGCAGTTTGAACACCTGTGACTTTCCAATGCCTAACATTCTGGCAACTTCCTTAGCAGATACTGCCAATCGTTCCAGGTTGGGTAGGTGTAGTTTTTCATTCATGTCATCTCTCCTTCTTAGAATTTTAAAATCTTGCGGGTACATTTCTTGCAGAAATATTTCACCCCAACTTCAGCAGGGAATTCCAGCCATTCCTTTTGATTCAGCCACATCTCAAGGTCTGTGATCGACCAGAAGTGTGGGCTGGTTTTAACGCACTCAGAGCAGGTAGCATCGTAAAGGATGTAACTGGCACGAAAATAAATACAGACACTATGAGTGGCTAGGCTAACAATCAGTTGATCCTTAAGCTCTGCCTTCAGAACATCCCAACCCTCAACGAAGGACAGGGGTTGACCATAGCCAAGTTCCCAGGGCTTTGCTCCTAGGCAGGTCATCTGGGTAGCCCAGAGTTTCAGCCCATCCATGTCGGTGATCGTCATGGGGTAGAGAATGTTAAGCCCATCATTCACCCCACCCTGCACCTGTGCGAGCAGATCAAAGCTTACATGACCATGGCGCAGAGTAACCACCATGTTCTGCACTTTCAGGATGTGTTTGGAGCATTCATTTTCCAGCATGATGTTGGCAAGTTTTGCCACAGTTTCAATGCTGGGTTCTTGCTGAAAGTCCGGTGGAAAACTGGTGTTCCCTAGTTCGATCAGATCCACTTTAAAATCCTCCGTGATATAAAATCAGCCTGGTCAGTTCTGACAACAAGTCAGGTGTGTTACTTGGCCGTATATCTCATATGGCTCGAACCAGGCTGAAGCGCATGAATATTATTGCTGCTGTTGGGTGGGTGACAGCAGCCCCATCAAAAGGTCTCGGAGCATGAGTTACCCCGCCACCCCTAATGGGTATCTAAAAGGGCAGTTCATCTTCCGATGGCTGACTGGGGATGCTGTCCGCACTCAAGGCCATCAGAGTGATATTCTTGTACTGCCCATTGGTATCTCTTCTAAAACTCAGGGTCTTGCCCCGCATCGCTAGCCCTGCCTTATCCATTTCAACCAGGTAGGGTCGGTCAAACATCGGCCCCCACTGCGGAACATCAAAACCAATTTTCTGCAAATTGATTAAGCAGCGTTTCATGTTGGCATCAGAGGCTAGCCAGTAGCTGATCTGCACAGACTTGCCATTCACCACCAGGTTAATCTCAAAGACCTTTTGTTTCCCTGAGGGTGTGACAGGGGAACTGACCTCTTTAATCCATGCGTTTTCAACCCTACCAAGGTAGGTGCCATCCTCTAGGTCAGAAGCTTTAGTGCTTCTAAAATTAGAATTCAGATCCACTTGCTTTTCATAATCGGGTTCACCAGATACTGTCATTACTTAATCCTCAAATGTGTGCCACGGGCAAGTTCAGTAACACCAATTAGGAAGGTGCCCATTTTCAAAGCCTCCCTGATTGTTTCCATGTTTGGTTTGATTTCCAGCTTTTGGAATTCTGCTGGGAGTTGATCGGGTGGGATGGTCACTTCGATAGGAGAATGACCACCATTAGCGCAGATCGAAAGGTTGAAACAGGGTGTCTTAAGTTTGCTGATCTTCTGCAATCCAAAGAAGAACATGAGCCTGCCCTTCATCGCCTTCACTGTATTCCCATCTTGATCAGCCAGCTTTCGGATCCGGTCAGACTCTTCTTTCCTTGCAGCCTGAGTTAGTTCAAGCTCTCGAATTATTCTGCAATAAGCTTCCACTTTGTTTTCGATGGACCCTTCCAACTCTTCCAGAAGTTGATCCAGAACAGGATCCAGTTCCCCCTCGATGTCTGACCCTGCATCCTTCTCCATCCAGAACTGAAGCACAGCAGCTCCTGAAGCTAGATCTAGTAAGCTCATACAGCACCACCCTTTCTAAGTTTGGCATTCAAAAGTTCTGTAGCCTGAATCATGATTTCATCAGACATCATTTCCACCGAGTCACACTGATAATGAACTAGCATCTTTTGCATGGTGCCAGGGAACTGGGTGTCAACACTCAGCAGCAATCGCCTGAAATTACTCAGCATGGTTTCTTGCTTGGGTTCATTCATGGTGAGCATGGGTCTGGATGGACTAGGATTCACTACCTTAGCGCCACAGCTTTCCACCTCGGTTTCATCCAACCAGCCAAGACCACAGATGCTCAGCGTTGCCCTGCGCTTAGCCTTGGTTTCAGCCTTCATTATTCCGTTAGCTCTTAGTTCACCTGTTAAGCCTTTAAGCGATACAACCCCACAGCTTTCATCGCGTCTTCCTGCTGTGTCTTCTGCCCTAGCCACCACTGTGTAGATCTCATCAGTCAAGTCTTTAGAAATGATTTCAATAGATACCCCATTGATCTTTCTAAGCTGGTCAGAACAGGCTCGGGTGGCGTAAAGGGTGAGCTTGCCAGATAGCTTGATGTACTCAAAGGGATGGGTGTGCGGGTTCAGCCCTAGGCTATCGCATACCCGCAGATAGTAAGATGCTCTTTGCTCATCGCTCAGGCTGGTTAGATCCCCTTGGATCAGGACTTGATCTGCCTTGGGTGCAGATTCACTTTTTAACTTTATAGCTGTCATCTGATAATTCTCCTCGGATAATGTCAAAGGTTATCGGGCCAGTTAACGCAACTTTAAAACTGCCATCGGTTTCATTTCGCCTGATGGAAATCTGCAGGACTTCGGTGGGTGCAGCCTCATGGCGCACTAGAATAACTTCATCATCAAATCGTTTTAGAATCAGTGCCATTGCCATAGCCTCCTGCTGGTGGTTCGGTCATCACTGCCAGATATTCACACATGGATTCCAAAGTTTTTTTAAACCTCCGTTCAATATTCTTTTGCTCTCGGTCAGTGTTCTCAGGGTGTAGTTGGTTGCTATACTCGTTAGCTTTGGTTAGCAGTTCGAGCATTAGCTGAACTTGCGCTGGTGTCATGTAACCTCCTTGTTAACTCTGTAACCAAGCGAGAGCTTCGGCTGTGGTTGCCGAGTCCAGCGTGGATTTAGTTTTGCCTTTGATCTTCTTGGGATCTTCTGGGGTAGGGTTGCAGTCTTTGATAAAGTCCGCAGCTTGACTGGGGGTGATGGCAAATTTTTTGCCGATGCGAACTGCTCGCAGATAAACCCTTTGACTTCCACCAGGTATATCCACACCCTCATTGATCCAGCAATAAATCTGGTTGATGCTCCTGCCCCATGCAGTAGCAAGTTGCTGCACAGATATAGAGTTCGCTGGGATAAGTTCTTTAAAGTTTTCCATTAGTTTCCTTTCAGATGTTGTTCATCTAAAAAGATTCTAAGCAAGTGATTGAATTAAATCTGCTTGACAGCTGGCTAACAACAGCTAGACAATGTCAGACTTTGCTAAATAGGTGGGGAATAGGCGTAAAAAAAGCCAGCAGGAGTTTTTCCTACTGGCTATATTTAGGATAAATATATTATTTATTTAGAACATAACCCTTGCGACTCTTGTTAAGAATCATTCTTTCAACAAGGTTTGCTAGGATAGTTCTGAAGCTTGAATCATTGTTTCGTTTTAACAACTTAGCTACA